GTGTGATCCACAAAGTAGGCAGCAAAGCCCGGGTTCTCCTCAATTTGCTTTTCCGTCAAGTTGCGGGTCAGTTGGTGCACCATGGCGCCGATCATTTCCAGGTGCCCCAGCTCCTCCACACCAATGTCCGTAAGCAAGCCCTTCAACTCCGGATACGGCATAGAATACCGCTGGGACAAATAGCGCAGACTGGCACCCAGTTCCCCATCCGGACCTCTTTATTGCATTTAGATATAATTAGGTATAGAAAAAGGCCGAACAGTCTTGTGACTGCCCGGCCTTTTCTCACATGAGCATTGTCGATATTGGAATTATGCGGATAATATCACCGTTTTTGGCTTTAATGCCAACAGAAAGTTGTTTGTAACGCAATCCATCATCCACTAAAACAGCTTCGATGATCACATAGTCCGCAGTTTCAACCAAATCTTTGGTATCTTCCACAATCATTTTTCATTCCTCCTTTGTTTTTTGTTATACTACAAAGGAAGATGTGTTGTCAAGCGTTTTTCATTGAACTTGGTAAAAATTGCAACTTACTCACTTGCCTCTATTTTTAGCCCAGTAAAGTTCATAGCTTCAAAAATCCTGTTAATATGCTCGAAAGCTATGTCCTGTATTTCATCAAGGCAATGATCAAGAATATAATCTCTTAGCTCTTTTGTATCCTCCGGATGCATATTACATTCATAAATAAATTCCGCAGTTGCGCTTACGATTTTTTCAGCGTCCTTCTTATCCTTTTCATACACAGACGCATTAAAAGCCAGCAGTAGAGTATCATCATCCCCATTCAATGGGAATTTGGGTGAAACAAAGCACTCTATTGCCAATTCTTCTTTTCCATCCTTAATCAACTTAGTATCAACTGCAATTTGACTTATTTTGTATGCTTGCAATTTCAAATTATAGTTCATTGATTTACCCCTCCGCTCGTAATTAGATTTCTATTTATGCCATAAGAAAATCCATCTTCGCCTGATTTATAGGCATCTTTATCAATGGAAAATTGTGGAGCATGCTCTGTCCGAGACAGCCTTGATGGGACAAGAAAAACAACCATTGGATCAGTCGTTTTTTTCAATGAGGCTCGCAATGCCTCATTCACATACGCATTTAATGTCATATCGCGTTTGGTTGCTGCCGCCCATATATCCCTGTGCAATTCCGGACTTACTCTTACATTGAATGAGCCGCTAAAGCTTTTGTTTGGATCTTTGCCCTCCTCTTCGCAAAATTCCAAATAATCGTCCACCGCCTCTTTGAAAGCTTGTTCCACCTCGCCTGCGTTTTCGCACTCAAATGTGACTAAATCACGAATGCCCTCTATTTTGCCGAAAAGGATTTGGTCTTCTTGGCTATATTCCACATTCGTAAAATACCCTTTGTACTGAATAACATTGCTCATTTAATATCACCATTCCTTTCCATAGCAGCAATTATGCTTCTAATCGCAGCTTTTCTAACATACGCATCGGATCCATGAGGTTTGTGAAGAAATATTGTCGTTTTTTCTACATCATCCCTCTTTATAAATCCTACTCGAGAACCAGATGTTTTCCCTTTATTATTCTCACTATAACCGTAATGTTTCATGATTTTTCTTAATTCCTCATAGGTAAAATCACTTGGAACTAACAAAAACCGTTCCCAGAGCTTTTCAAACTGGCTCAATCTTTCCCACCTCTTTGCAACTAATTTGCAGTTGCATTCTATCATAAGAGTATGTGAAATTCAATAAAAACATGAATTTTTTTATCTTTTTGTCATATTTTTTGATAAAAAACAAAAGAAGCCCACCGATTACTCGGTGGGCTTTCTGCTTTACTTGATGAATTTACGGTCAATATCCTTTTCCCATACACACAGCCAGCCGGAGGGGCAGCGCGCCCACAGGTTGCCGGTGGAGAGCAGCTTTGTCTCCAGCACGGTGATGGTGGTGCCTGCCCGGAACATAGCGTCTGCTTTCGACTTGCTGCTGGTTGCGTGTCGCCGGCCGTCCGTGGTCAGATCCTTGACCTTCTTGCGTCCGGCAGCAGCACCTGCGCCCTTGTAAATTCCCCGCACTGCGGTGGTGATGTATGTACCCGGCTTAACCGTCGGTGCCTTGGGCGCCGCCTTTTTGTAGTTGACATCGCTTTCCGCATACACCGCCTTGCCGCCTTTGGCGTTGGTGAACAGCCAAATGCCGCTCAAATCAGAGGCAAGCGCCGCAGGCTGCACATACACCTCCCGGCCATTCTTGACCTTTGTGTACTTCCGGCGGTTGGTCGTCAAGGTAAACTTACCGTCGTACCAGTAGGGATCCAGCACGATCAGGTTACCGCTCTTGTCCAGTCCGCCCACATACACATAGTGGCCGCCGTTGGAGAACAGCTGTTTGCCGCCACCACTGACGCACACTATAGCTTTGCCACCGGCTTTCAGGTGGTTCTTCAGGTCAGCAACGGTCTTTGCCCGCTTGCTTACGATGGAGTAATGCTTCTCCAGGTACACTGCCACCGTGTCCATATCGGTGCCATCTGCGGACCGTGCGCCCATCAGTAGGCACTTCTGTGTCCAGGCTGCCGTATCCAAGCCGGTAAAGCCGAAGTTATGGAGCACCATAAGGCTTGCGCATACCCCGCAGCCGCTGGTGTAAATGCAGCCGGAGGTTCCATACTTGTACGGATGGGGCTTACTTGGATAGCGAATGCTTTTACATTTTTCGGTTGTCTGCCGGCAGTAATACAGCTTACTCATGGTGTACAGCCTCGCTCTCTGCTGTCTCCGTCCGTTCCAGCGCCAGCGTCTCATCTGCTTTCAAAGCAGCTTTTGTAAAGCTGTTGTTCTTCCACCATGCGGCCAGGGAAGCCACCACGGCTACCACTGTTGACACAGTGGTGTAGACTTCATCATCGCTGAACGGAAGCGGGTTCTTGCCAAAGGCATTCAAGAGTACATTCAGCAGCGATACCGCCAGCACAGCGGTTCTCGCAATGGTTCCTGCGTTTACTTTCATAGTTAATCCTCCTTTTGTGGCTCCTCCGGGAGCGCAATAATCTCATTATAAAATCTGGTCATCATACCATTGCCGCCCAGGGCGTGGTATGCGTCATACACCTTGACCATGGCTTCCTTGGCGTACAGGGGGCAGTAGCCCCGCTCTGTGTGCTTGTCGTGCTGCCGTATGATCTCGGCGCGCAAAATGGACTGCAAGCCGTTTTCGATGGCTATGTACCGGGCTGTGGTGACTTCGTCAATTGCTTTTTTGCTCTTTTTTCTTGCAATCAATGAAGCAATCACAGCGGACACGGCGCTGCCCACCACCGTTGACACGGCAGCGGTCAGGGCGGCCGTGACGAATGCGCTATACATCGGTCTCACCCCCTTGCAGGGCGTTGATCTCTGCCCGGTATGCTGCCCGCTGCTTGCGGATCGGCGCATATTCATCCTCAGACAAAGCGCCGTCCGTGTACTTCAGACAGAGGTAATCCGTCTCCGCCAACTCGGACTTTAAAAACGCAATGCGGCTTTCTGTTTCAATGCTCATTTTGCCACCCCCAGTATTTCAACTTGTGTGCCGCTGCCAATCGTCTTGCCGTTCGTTGGAAACGACAGGGCTTTGATCGCACCATGGTTTTCCACATCTCTCATAATGTTGAAGGTGATCCCGCTTGCGTTCCATATTGCGTTCCCTGCCAGGACATTGGTCGCGTTGAAGTTACTGGATATGTTCGTCTTATTCGTTTGCACGCGCACCATGTTGCCGGTGATATCAACTTCCGCCACCGCAAGAGAGCCTTTCGCCGCGTCCGTCTCATACCGGAACACATTCGGCAGGAAGCACTTGGAGGTGTAGGAATTCAGATACACAGTGGTATCACCGGCCGCTGAATTAGAAGCACTGCCCGCCACCGCCATGCGCAGTCTGATCTTGCGGCAGGGATTGGCAAGGTCCCACTGCTGGTTGGCCGTGGTGTCTTCATCGAATGTTTTTGTGAACACGATCTCCCAGGTTTCAACACCAGATGCGCCGGGTTCACCGGGATCCCCCTTATCTCCCTTGTCGCCTTTGGCACCATCATTACCGTTCACGCCGTCTTTGCCTGCGGCACCTGTATCGCCCTTGGGGCCTACGACCTCACCCAGAAGTACAGTCGTACCGTCTGTGTAAGTGATCTGTAGCTCTCCGGCTTCTGTGATTTGTGCATCGGTGATACCAATGCCATCCGCACCGGCAGGTCCTTGTGCACCGGTGTCGCCCTTTACGCCCTTTGCACCACGCGGTCCCTTAACATTACCCAAGTTATCCTCTTCGCCGTCAGAATACTCCAGTTGCAGCTCTCCATTGTCATTCACCCACGCGGTATTGATACCGCGACCGTCCGTACCATCTTTACCGGGCGCACCATCTGCGCCTGGCGCTCCGTCTTTGCCGTCCGTGCCAGGAACACCCTGTGGGCCCACTGCACCATCTTTTCCCGGTTCGCCCTGCGGTCCTCGCTCTCCATCTTTACCAGAAGCGCCCTGGGGACCCGTGTCACCCTTTGGGCCTTTAATGTTCACCGGTTCCGGGTTGTCCTTCCCGCCGTCATTGGTCCAGCTGATCTCGCCCGCTACGGACACGCTGGGCGTATAAGTGGTGCCATTCACACCCTTACCAATATCCTTGAGCAGTGCCTGCACCTTGGCGTAATAAGACTCCAACTCCGTTGGATCCGGTGCGTCCGTCTCCACAGCTGCCGGGTCATAAGAACCAGGGCGCACATAAAACACGCACGGCTCCGGGCTTATACGCTGCACCAACTGCTCGCCATCCACGGCATAGCCGTAAACGCCCAGGCGGCACATTCCCTCTTGCAGCGGCGGGGCGAAACACTGTCCATCCACCACAGTGGCAAACTGGCCATTCATGCACACCCGCACGACCAGATCGGCGTATGCCGGATCCAGCTCTACCACACAGCGGATCTGATTGACATTCTCAGCTGTCACCGGGTCTTTGTTTTGTAAGATCACCGCCTGCTGGGTGACCTTAATATTTAATGTCTGCATAAAATCCTCCTTTTTGACATAAAAAAACAGCGTGCCTAAGCCGCCGTTTGCAGTTGACTGCAATTTGTATTTTACATGGGAATCACCTCCTGTTTTCTTGCAATCTGCGGGGAAGTGTGGTATGGTGGGGAGTGAAAGGAGAGATGAAGATGAAGTCTAAGGCCAAAGTGTGGATCCTTGTTGTGACCGTTGTAGTGGCGGTGGGGGTCGGT